ACGGCAGGGGTGGCTTCACCACTGACCCGGACGAGTCGATAGTTCGGAATACGGATCGGAGCGTGCTGACCTACCTGCACGGAACGAAAGAGAGTGTCACGTCCATACTCACCTTCTATGACGGAGACGATAACGCCATTTTCTACTTCCAGCAGGCCGACACTGCTGTAGACCAGTGGGGCATCGACTTCGGAGACAACGGCCCGGTTCTTTACGGCAACTGGTATGTAGTCTCCAGCACGACTACACCCGAGTGGAACATAGGCTTCAAAATCCTTTCCTAAGAGATGACCGACACCCCTCTACCATTCCCTCGACGAGGGCTTGACGACAACTGGGCTCACGGGCAGCAGCCCGCGGAGTCAACTCGAGACGCTCAGAATGTCAGGTCCGTAGACCCCACCACGGGGCGCACACGGGGCGCACAGCGTTCAGGCATGGTCAAGCATACGCCCGGGCTTGTGGGGTCTGACCGGCCTGTCAGGCTCATTCGGTCTGCGGCTTATGACCCAAGGACCATTAGCTACGAGGCCGCTGGCGGGGACTTGGACCCGGAGGTGACCGGGATTGAAGACGCGGAGCAGCAGTGGGCCGAGCATACGGGCCAAAAGAAACCCGTGACCAATATCGCTGTAGACCAGGCCGGGGGCGTTTACGCCATAGCAGGCCGGGCGGTGGAGAAGCGCAACTCTGATGGCAATCTGTGCTGGACCCACGCGGTCCCCACGGGTAGTTCAGAGGCCATACTTGGTCCTATAGTCGTTGACACCGACTTGTCAATCTATGTCGGCGTTGAAGGTGACACCACTTCTAAAGGGGCCGCTGTCTATAAGATTAGCCAGGTTCCCGTGGCGAACACCAGCGACACTATCCCCGAAACAGGATGGACGTGGGTCTTCGACCGGTGGGTGCGTGAGCTCCGTCTGCACAAGGGCACGCTGAAATGCCTAGTCCAAAACGACTCGACCTATAGGTCCCATGTCGTCACAATGGTGAACATAAACCTGCCCATCCCCTATGAGCAGGGCCAGTATGAGGTTCCTTACCCCTCTACCTGTATGGTCATCAAAGATGATGGCTCGTCCGTTACCGGACACCCCTACTTTACGGATAGGGATAGTTCTCCTAAGCAGCCGGGGGTTGGCATCTCGCTGGAGTCGTGGACTTCAACCAGCATCGACGACTATGAAAACCGGATCTGGAGTTCGTATAGGGCGCAGGATCTTCTAGGGGCTGTAGATGACGGAGGCGATGTGACCCTTTGGCCTGACCGGTCGGGAAATGGTCGCAACCTCAGGACGGGCAACTGGGACCACAAGCCATGGAACAAAGGACCCGATGCACCAACCCTTAGGGTCTCTGGGTCTACTGGGCTTCCATCGGTGTACTTCGACGGGTTTCAGGGGCTATTTAGCGAGAAGGGAGGGGGCAAAGAGTCTAAGAAAGACGCATGCAAGACTATGATCCCCAACCATAGCGACGGTGCCTACTGCATCATGATTGTGTGCCGCCCCAGTTCTCTGCATGAGCCCGAGGCCACGGACGATTACGGGAAGAGCATCGACCAACCGCGTTGGCTCTTTCAGCAGTTTAGCCACAAAAGTAACATCGGGGGCGCGGCGATTCCAACCCCATCGGGCACGGGAACTGCGGGCAAAGGTTATAACGAGTCCTATAGGAATGGAATCTTAGTTAACACTAGCCCTACGCCCACCGGCGGAAGCAACTACGGATACGCTTGGGACGGCAAATGGAACGGTGAGGGAAGCCTGCTGGGTTCTCTGTCAAAGCCGGGCTACCTTCAGGCTTATACGTCGAGCTCGGGACTCCAAGCCCTACCAAACTACGATGGTAGCTCTGATGCACTCGTGATGCCTGCGAATAAAGGCTCGGCATGGGGCGGCAAACCTAGGGGGGGTCGGTTTGACAATGACGACGGTCCAGGGGAGGGTCTTTCGGTCATCACGTTTATGCACTGCGGGGGACTTGACGAGGCGTTTGCGGTTAGCGGCACTTTTAGCACGGGCGTGAACTTTGTCGCGGAGACCGGGACATTCGACCGATACCCCGTAGGAGCGACCGGGACTATTTGGGTTGGAGCCGACTCGGACACAGTAGAAGTGCTCGATGGAGAGACCCTCACTATTACGGGCGGAACCTCTAATATCCCCGATGGGTCAGGCGTTGCGGCCCATGTCGTATGGTCGCGTAACTGGATGTCACGGTCCCTGCTGCGAATCAACGGTGAGCCTATCGACCGGTGGGAGGCCCTCGAGTTGGGATACTGTGGCGCAAACTCAGGCGGGAAAGTCCTACGAGACCCCATAAACTCCCCCACGGGGCTGGGGTTTCCCTCTAGTTACCATACCGGCATTAGGGGTTTCCTTGGCGAAATCATGGAGATCCAGGTCTTTGGTCGGCGCGAGACTAACGATAAGCGCGTGAGTATCGGTGGAGTGCCTCACGCGCTTTATCCCGCTGTTCTTGACCACCCGATGTATGGTGGCACCGGACACACCGGGGACGACGAGGGCGACGACGGAGGAGGGAACGACAAGTCTTGGGTCAATGTTCAGCAAAGTGTTCGTTCCTCCGAGATGGAAAAGCTTGAGGGTGAGCTAATGCACCGTCATGGGATCTCATCGCGCTTGCCTAAGGGAGCATCGACGACAACTGTCACCGACGCATCCATCGTGGTTGCTGCCGGTGGTACAGCATACGGCTCTCCTATAGCCCTAAATGGTCACACCTCGGTTGCCGTTGCCGCCACTTCGGTCTCCCCAGTCACTGGCCCCGACGTATACCTAGACTTCCAGGTATCCGAAGACAGTTCAACGTGGGTAGACCTGGACATGGGGAAGGACAAGTACACAGCACGTCGGGAAACTGCCAAGACTCTTGGATGGCCCTACGTCCGGGCTAGGGTCGAAGTCCTCACTTTGGGCGCAACCCTAACATTGGAAACCAAGGCGTATGGGTACGCACACCCTCACGCTACAGGTTCCTTCTTAGGCACCTACGATATCCCCATCCTGTCGAACGTCAACGAAACGGGGCAGGCGTGGGTTCCCCGGAAGCGGAGCGCAGCCGCAATGATTGTCAAGCATGACCCAGCGGGTCGCATGCTTTGGTGCCTCCTCTCCGAGGGCGTGGGCAGTGCGACATACGGAGACATCTTCTATACAGACATCCATGGCAACTCCGGGGTTCTAGGAATCACCGACGCCCGGCCCACGTCTGGATTGGCCCTAGACACAAACGAAGATATCTTCGTGGTCGGTCCCGGCGGCGTAACCACCCCTGCGAACAATGAGCAGTTCTGCATGGGGCTTATCATTGATGACCCCATCTCAGAGGAACACCCACGGCTCGAGTCTCAGGGATTTTGGAAGTCCTTTGGAGACGACCCTTCGGACAACTTCAAGCTCGGATTCCCTTCGGATGTTACGATCCGCTGCACCGCGGACGACTTCGACAACCTGTACGTTCCCGTGCCTCCCGGAACGCAGTTCAACGGCGCTGACGCAAAGGATGCCCTTAGGGTCTATGGCCGCGATGCTGTTGACGATGAGTTCGAGCCCCTGATTCGCCTGACAACGCTGGGGGGCGCTACAACCTATCAGAATGGCTACGCTGTGGGGCTGCCCGTGAACAACCCCCCCTATGTGCCCGGGACTGACTTTGCCGTCAATGGCATCCAGAGAGCGGAATACGTCTACCTTGGCCTTGAGACTGACGACAACAACACGGACAACAAGGCTGAATCGGCGGCGAAGTGGGCTATTGTGCAATCGTCCACCCTGGCGGATTCCCAGGGCCGCAGTAGGTCTCTGCTCGCCGTCTCTGGAGGGGTCGTGTACAAGTACTCGACAGACACTTCCGCGTGGGTTGCGTTTGACGGGGCTGATGACCCCAGCCTGAGCGCCGACGCTATCTATTATTGGGGACTGAACTACCGCCAGAAGGTCTACCTTGGAGACGGGCGCGATCAGGTCGTTTATGACCCCAAGCTTGACACCCTTACCAAATGGGAAAGTGGGACCTCGGGAGAGATCCCAGAGAAGTGCGCTCTCGCTGTTGTGTACCATGCACGCATCGTGATGGCTCGAGCAGAGGGCCAGCCTCAAAACTGGTTTATGTCCGCAGCCGGTGACCCCAACAACTGGGACTTCTTCCCGCCTACGCAGAGCGCCACGCAGGCCGTCTACGGAAACAACACCGCGGCGGAGCAGTGCCCCGACATTATCAACACGCTCGTCCCTCACAATGACGACTATCTGCTGTTCGGTTGCGACCACTCTATTTGGTTGCTGCGAGGCGACCCCGTGGACGCGGGACAGTTCGATGAGATCTCCTCGACCATTGGCATGGCCTTCGGCAAGTCGTGGTGCAAAGACCCCACTGGGCTTCTGTACTTCTTTGGGTCCAAGGGAGGAGTCTACCGCATGGCGGGCGACGGAGCTCCCCAGCACCTAAGCGATGCTCGAGATGGGTAAGACAAGAGCATTCAGGACCGCTTGAAGGACATCGACCTAGCTGAGTACCGAATCCAGTTGGAGTGGGACTTTGAGCGTCAAGGCCTAATCCTCTTGCAGCTTCCCTACTCTGAGACGATCACCGCGCCTGCGAAGGCTTGGTTCTGGGACGTGAAGAACAACGCCTGGTGGGAAGACCTCCCCGGGTCCGTGACGCTCCAGCCTTATTCTTCCTATGTGGTAGACGGTGATTCTGTGGATGACAGGCGCGTAGTCTATGGGTGCGAAGACGGGTTCGTGCGAGAGATCAACAGCAGCGCGGCGGACGACGATGGCGTTGCTATTGACTCTCATGTAACCATCGGCCCCATTGCGGCGGGTGGCGACACAGAGACGGTCCTGAGGCGACTGCGGGCGATCTTTGCGGCAGAGCAGTATGGATGCAACTACACGATCTATGTCTCCGACACCCCCAGCGAGCTTGGGACGTCGGTGGACTCGGGGCACTTTGGTCCCGGCATGGGGCCTAGGTTGTCCGTGAACAAGCGCGGGTCCTTTATCTGGGTCAAGCTTCGGGACAACGTGGTCGGCCAGCGTTGGGCCTTAGAGGAGCTTCAGGCCGAGTTAGCGGTGGGTGGAATGAGGAGGGCTCGAGGATGAGTCAACCCCTAAGAAGTGTTGGCCGAGCTCGCACTACGGATGAGCAGCGGAAGCGCCGAGCGGATAAGCGGTTCGACTCCTTCGGGGACCGCATCCCTACCACCCAAGAGTTACAGACACGAGTACTCGCATTAGAGGCGCAGATAGCTGACAATGCTGAACAGATCCAAATGATCGCAGACGCTCTGAAAGGGCAAGGACCAAGCTAATGGGATTCTTCAAAGACTTCCTCGGAGGAACGACCGGGGCCGCCGAAAAGGCGAACAAGGCTAACCATAAGGCCAACATGGCCTTGTTGAATAAGCAGTACGCCTATGGGGAAAGTGCTCTGCTAAAGGGGCTTTCTGGAATACAGACCGGCTACGCTAATGCCGCGGGTATGTTAGCCAAGCAGGGTCAGGCTGCTACTAACCAGATCCTCGCAGGGCAGAAGCAGACCGTGGACGCTGGGACGCAGGGGTTGATAGATAAGGGGCTTTACAACACCTCTGCGGCGGGGAATATGGCGAGCCAGGCTCAGGCTCAGACGAACCAGCAACTTATGCAACTCCATGAGGGTCTCGGCGCACAGCAGGCGGGGCTCGAGGTTGGCAAGGCCGGGGCCATGAACAACGCTCAGATGAACCTCGCGCAGTACGCTATGAGCAAGGCTACAAACCAGAGTGCGATGACTCCGCAGTACACTGGGCAGCCTGGGTTCTTGGCGGGTATGGCAGGCGGCGTTGGTCAAGCTCTCGGCTCTTGGGCTACTGGCGGATTCGGCACCGGCGGTGGCAAGATGACCGAAACTCCCAACAAAAAGGTCTTCTAAACCATGGGACTCAACATACATCTAGGCGGGGTAGCCGCAGACATGGGGGGAGCCTTAGGCGCGGGCGTTTCTAGGGGCGTAGACGAGGCCCTAGAAGAAAACCGACGGAAGCAGCAAGAGAAAGAACGGCAGGACTACGAGAACGCCGTTCGCGCCCGTGGTTTTGAACGCGACCAGCAGGTGCGGGAAGAGAAGCAAACTTACGATGCTGGCCTGCTCGCAGAGAAGCGAACCTACGACGCGGATGTGCTCGCAGAGAAGCGAGGTTTTGACGCAAATCAGGCTGATGCCGCCCAAAAGGCTGAGAACCTCCAGGCAGGGCGAACGGCAGTAGAGCGGATAGACGGGCTGTTCCAAGGGAAGCTTGCCCAAGATGGTGAGCCGATGAGCGCCTCGCAGTTTGCTCATGAACAACTTAAGCGGGAAACAGAAGAGAAGCTAACGCCCGGA